GAGATCTACAACATGGAGAAGGAGCAACTCTTCGGCTCTCAGGCTCAGGATAACGACCCGATCTCACTGATGCCTCAGGGAACCTACATGGCAGGTCTCATTGAGTGTGGTGGCCTCTGGTTCACTGGCACCGGCTTTGGAGTGACCTGGAAGCTCATCCAGACGAAGATCCGTCCTCCTGTCAAGATCACTGGCTTCTGCCTGATGGACGATGAGGAGGAGGAGGAGCAACTCAAGAAGATCGAGGAGCGTGAGCGAAAGGAGCAAGAGAAGGAGAAGCAGCAGCAGCAGCCCGAGCCCGAGCCTCAGCCTCACCCGACCATGATTGACGACGACGAGGAGCCGACACCAGCAACAGAGGAGCCAGCCGCACCAGCACCAACCACCATCAAGAAGGTCGTGAAGAAGGTTGTGAAGAAGTAAACTAAACTAAACTAAACTTGTATTATGATTGATTGTGATGAAAATAAAAATAAAAATATTTTCTGTTTTAATTGAGCAGAAAACATTTCAAATACTTTTTTGCGGGTTTATTCTCCCTTAATTAACGATTCAATTTGCTCTTTACGTTTGGTCATTTCTTTTATTTGTGATTGGTTCTTAGATGATTTTAAAAACTGATTTACTTTGTTTAACGCATCCATCTGCTTTTCCTTGCTCATAATGGTAAGCACGTCAATGTCTGTGGCATAATCCACGTCGTCGAAATTCATTGGTGCTTGTTTCTTCATCGTTTTTTTGTGCTTCTTAGTAATGCCGTGCTGCTTCTTAGTAGTACCGTGCTGCTTCTTAGTAATTCCGTGCTGCTTCTTAGTAATGCCGTGCTGCTTCTTAGTAATGCCGTGCTTCTTAGTAGTTAACTTCATTTTGTATTAACGACATATTTAAATGTTTTGCATTACAAATTTTTTGACGCACAGTTAAAAAGAATTTCTCTAAATGATAAATTGGTCTGTAATTGTTGTTATATAAATAATAAAACTCATACTGCTTTGAAAGCACATCAATGCCATTCACATAGCCAGTTGTTATTAGATTTTTAACTACATACCATACGCATTCAGGGATGTCATATTGTAAAATAAACAGTCCATAAATGTATTCTCTCAATTTCAAGAAATCAACATCGTCCGTAGTTAGCATTTTAATTATCTTGTTGCATATAATTGCATGTGGTTCAGCCAACTCTTTAAACCGACCATGAGCATCCTTTAAGTTGACTATATGTGTCTCTTTTTTTATAGTCTTCTTTACAAACGATTGGAGAGAAGAGACAGCAGGTGTCTTTAATCCAATGATTCTACAAGCATTTATTATATTCTCAGGAATAAAAGAAATATGTTCGGTCAATACTACAAATTTTAAAAAGTTCGCATCATTCATGTAACTATAGAAGACATCCAGCAATTCAGGATGAATGATATGGAAATTCTTACAGACAATTATTCCAAATTTATTCGTCTGTTTCGCCTTTACCGCATCGCATATTTGATAATATATCTGACTCCAAAGTGTTTTTGCATTACATCCAAGCAATGACATGTCAACTTCATAGTGAATGTCGCTGATTTTTATGAAATAGTTGCTCTTTTTCTTGTCATTCAGCGTTATACACATTTTTTTCTCATATTTGAGAGAAGTCGGACTGTAATGTTTTATTGAATATAGCATTTGACTGTATTTTCCGACACCCGATTTCCCGTAAAACAACAAGTTTTTAAATTCTTCTATTGTATCGGGGAATTTCTCGTATATTTTCACTAGATCCGAGTGATAATTGTGCTTGTCAATCTCATTAATATATTCTTCAAAATGTTGTTCTATTTTCATCATGTGGATATAAAATTATTTCACATGTTTTTAAATAAGTAATGTGGTTAACTCTTATTTAATCATTCACATTTCTTCATTAGAAATAAAGGTTTATGTGGAGAGAACGCTGGCAACCGATATTGTAGTTTTCGATTCAGTTCTTCAAACTTTATTGACCCTTCAAATGAAACGGATGTCGCGTCGTTCTGATTTAAATATGAGTCAAATACTTCTTTGAGCGTTTTAATTACTGAGTATTCTTCATTGTATAAATTCACAATATCGCCCTTCTCTCCCTTGAAAATACGCAGACTTGTAATGATTTCCATTATAAACGAGAGACGTTCATTTTTAGTATAACGGGTTTTCATTTTTATACACACAACTTCTTAATTGTTTATATGAATTTCTAACGTAATATATACAAACACACACATGTATGAAGGCTTCGAGCTTGTTGAAGAAGAAGTTATTGATTTTGTTGTTATTAATAAAGAAAAACCGATGCCATCAAAACCAATAATACATCATGATTATGAAAAATTGCTACATCGTAACAAGATTATGACAAAACAGTTAACGAATATTGTTAATGAACTCGATAAAGCAGGTGTAGCAGGCAACAACAGAGACTTATGGTTGGCTGCTGCGAATTGTGTTATTAAATGTATGGTGGATGTCATTTGCGAAGGAGAGAAAATGTTAAAAGATAAATCTACTACATGACAATGGATGAATCATCGTCGTCTAGAACTGCCGTTTTAAAAATCATTGCAGTTGTAACATAAGGGTCGATGTTTGCCGCAGGACGCCTGTCTTCAAAATAACCGCACCCATTCTTATACGTCTCATTTCCAATGCGAACACTGGTATTTCGAGTGCCTACACCCCAAGTGAACTTATTCATACTACTCGTCTCATGCTTTCCAGTCAATCGCTTCTCATTGTCATATCCATAAACTGCTATATGACTCAAATGATTGGCTTCTAATTTTGGCATTGTCGAGAGAATTACTTCAAGACCACCTGGTTCTCTCATAGCCATCGTTGAAAAGTTGATGTGGCAACCACTACCGTTCCATTCTGGGTATGGTTTTGGCTCATATGAAATGTAGCATCCATGTCGTTCAGCCACCAATTCCAGCAAAAACCGAGCGATCAGCATTTGATGTGCTGCTTCAATTCCGATCACCGGACCAATCTGAAATTCCCACTGACCAACAGCGACTTCCTGATTGACACCACTAATTTGTAGGCCATATTGCAAACAATCAATATAATGTTGTGAGACAATGCCTCTTCCATATGAATTGAGACCACCAACACTACAATAAAACTGACCTTGTGGTGTATTAAAGTGATCATTCATGCCGATTGGCATGCGAGTGTAGTTGTCCATGATGAAATACTCTTGCTCAAGACCGAACCAGGGTTCTTCCTCAGTGCGTTGAGAGAAAACCTCGTTTGCAAAGTGATAATGGTTGTTTGGAAGTGGTTTATCGTCTGAATAGTATGTGGCACATACGGCAATGATAATGTGTGCATAAGGCTTATCACGAATATAAGGACCGGTTTTCATGTAAACTGGTACCAATGTCACTTCAGTGTCCCCATCACTAGGTGCTTGTCCGGTTGAACTGCCGTCATAATTCCACGCTGGAATGTCGGACAATGTGGGAGACAGACTATTGAACTTTAGTGTGCGAGATTTGGTGCGAATCTCGTTGTTCCCACCTAGCCAAATGTAATCTACTAAACATATGCAGGTCATGTATATCAATTATAGATTTTAAAAATATGTCTTTAAATGATTATTGTATTTTCATTTAAACACTTTAATAATAAGTAATTTAACCACACACAAATCATGTTTTTTGCAATAGAACCATACACATTTAATTTCGATTACGCGTCATTAACGGAAAAAACGAAGAACAATGTCATCGAAAACAGTTGGTTCCACCGACTCATGTACGAGCACGACGCATTTACGATGAATGGTGTTGCATTACACTTTTCTCTCACCATCAACAAAACCGAAACCAGTTATGATAAGTTAAAACATTGCTTTTCACTTGGAGAAGACAACAATCAAGAGGTTGTCAATGAACTTACGCGGATTGAAAGGGAAATATTGGCATTGGTTTCTACGACTTTATTTGAAGGAAAACAACCAATGTTTCATATTGAAAACCAGACCAAACAAGGTTTCGTAAAGTTATTCAATGGTTCAAGCCGGTCTCACAAAACACAATCTAATATACCAATGCCACAACCACAGTTTACTACACATCATACATTAAAAACATATCATATGAAGCCGAGACTACCACTGAATTTCTCTCAAACACAGGATTTCATCTTAAAGATATCAGGTATTTGGTATAACGATGTTAACTACGGCATAACATACAAGTTCGAAAAGGCCGGAAAGGTTGTGGGTTTTTAACCATCAGTCGTAAATTTGGAAATGATCACGTAGATAAAACCAATGATGAGTGCATTAATCAGAGAGAAAACATTCAGAACATTCTTTAAGTTGCTCATTACCATATTGAGCATCTTATTACCGCTTATCGACGGTTGAGTTCCGAGTAACTCGTCTTTTAAGTATTTGAAGAGGACTACGATTTGCAATGTTAAAAGAACATACGATGTCCACTTGAATGCCGTGAACTCTGCTGGTGGCTCAATATCATATATATTGTGACGGTAAGTTGCGAATATGAGTGCTAAAAAGAAGAGAAGCACTAAGAGAACAATAGTTGGATATGAATGAGAGAAAATCCCCCAAATTTTGGAGAAAATGGAGGTTGTTTTGTCGGATGATGTGCGTCTGCTCACTTGTGCCATGACAAAAATGAATGCCAGTGCAACACTAAAAATGAGTGTGATGTATGCTGGGAGTTCACCTTTTGGAAATAAAAAAGCGACGAGTCCGGTTACAGCAACCGCCGTTAAAATATTGAGTAAATTGGATGAATAATATAAGCTTGAATCGACAATAGGCATATATTATTCGATGTGATTTTTATTTTTATTAGTTTCTATTGTTTATTCCAAAACAATTCCATGTGTCTCCTTAAACCACTGTAACAACTTCTCAATCGGTGCAGACGTTGAGTCAAATGGGCATCCTTTTGTTGGATAGAACTTGGGTTGCTTCATTTTGGCTGTTTTGTAATAGAAGTAAGGTCCATATTGTCCTTTACGGAGAGAAAGTTCTGGATTTGTTGATAACTGTCTTAGTATATTTGAAGATGGTGATGTGGTTGCTGCTGTCGCATCCTTTTGTTGAATAAGTGATACAACATCTTCGAGAGAAGGTTCTCCTGATAGCGTCTTAATTGAGTATGATTTACCGTTGAATTGGATGTATGGACCGAATTTACCGTCTTTGATTATTATTTTCTCTCCATTATGTTCGCCCAAGTAGCCATCAATTGTATCAGGTCTTTCTTCATCGATTATAGCGTCTTTCACTGCAATCTTCTTTTCAAGCAAGTCATTTATAGAGATATCCTTCTTTATCTTGTAATACTTGGTTTGCTTGTCAGGTGCACTGAATTTTATACAAGGACCATATTTTCCAACATAGAGAGAATGATGAGCATCCAACTTATTCTTATTAATTGGTTCATCTGCGATTTTGTCTGTAAGGCTCTTAATTTGGTCATAACAACGTTGACAAAGTGCTTGCCACTCCACCTCTCCCTTTGCAATAGCATCCAACTCATTCTCCATGTTCCCAGTGTATTCATAGACAAAGAGGTCATTAAAGTGCTTTGTGAGGAATTCAATGACGATCTTGCCAATGGGCTGAATGACGAGTTTCTTATTCTCTTTACCAAATGAACGCATAGCAGTTATCTCCTTAATCTCGTCATCTGACAACTCGTAATCAACACATTTCACTTGTTTTCCGTCGATCGTCTGAACTGCCACATATTCTCTCTCTTGAATCTTGTCGATAAGGCTGGAAAACGTTGCTGGACGGCCAATGTTGCGGGTCTCTAAGAGGCTCACCAATTTAGCCTCGGTGTAATGCATTTTGCCTTGTTTGATGTTGAATTTCGCCGTAATTTTGTTGTAATTCACCGGAATATATGAGAATGTCGTGTAATAGTTATAAATTGTTGATGTGTTTGTGACTGCGTCGTCTGGATCAGTGTCTGGCTCGGCTTGGGCGGATTTGCCGATGGTTTGCCAGCCTAATCTAACAGGGAGTTCGGCGGTGTGGAAATAGGACACCTTTGGAATAGGGGACGCAATCTCGGCCCGAATCACACTATATATCGCAGAAGCCATGCAACTTTGGAGTGAATTTGCCCAGATTAGCGTGTACAGGCGACGCTCTTTCTGGCCGATTTTCTCGTCGACGATGTCCTTTGTGGCGATATTTGTGGGGCGTATGGCCTCATGGGCGTCCTGTGTGATGTCGGATTTGGCAGTCTTTGCGACCTTTTTCGGCTCAACCGCAACAGCACCCAACATAATCGCTGCCAAATCCTCGTGCGTCGCAACCACATCATCCGAATAATTCTGTTTTAAATACTTAACGGCCGAATCAACAAATGTCTCACTGTATTTCTTACTATCTGTTCGCATATATGTGATGTATCCATTTTCATAGAGTGTTTGAGCAAGTCTCATTGTATCTTTTGGAGAGAAATGGAGGACATTGCTGGCTGATTGTTGAAGAGTCGATGTTATAAAGGGTTGAGGTGCTTTTCTCTCCGATCTGGTCGGCTCTTTGCGAGTAAGCACGTGATCATGTGATGCCGTGTTTTCAAGGTATTCTTCCATTGTTTTCTGCGTGAGTCCGTGGCTGAGGTCCAGTTTAAAAGCAATGTTGAGTTTTGTAAAATAGCCAACCACATCATACGTCTCTGTTCCTGGTCCGTTATCATCAATGTCACGTTGATTATCATAAATGAGACGCAATGCGGGTGTTTGACAGCGACCAGCCGAGAGAGAGTTTTCCGCAGTCTTTGAGATGTATTTCCACAAAATCGGAGAGACATTATAGCCAACCACGCGATCCAGCACCATCCGTGCCATTTGCGAGTTGACCTTGTTCATATCAATCGTTTTCGGTGATGCAACGGCCTTACGCAACCCACTCGGAGTGATTTCGTGGAATATAATGCGTTTAGTGGTTTTCACTGGCAACTTGTAGACCTGTGCTAAATGCCACGCAATCGCCTCACCTTCACGGTCGTCGTCAGTTGCTAAGATGACTTCGGACGCAGTTTCAATTGCTTTCTTCAGTTTCGTCAGGTTTTTCCCTTCAATCATCTTGAATTTCGGCTTGAAATTGTTGGAAATATCGACATCAACTAGTTCACGAATGTGACCATAAGACGCTAGACATTGATATTCTCCACCGAGATACTCCTCAATCTTGGCACACTTGGCAGGGGATTCGACGATAATAAGAGGTTTTGACATCTTGTATGTGGAGAGAAACGGTAAATTGTATTTAAATGATTTAAAGGTAATTCGTTCAATTTTGTTTAACTATTAGAAATGAATGACACACAAATATATTCTGAAAATGACTACACTTATCTCCAGAAATTTTACGCAATTCATGCACATTCATTGAAAGAAGGTCATGTGGATTTGGACGGAATAAAAAATCGTATATCAGATGATAACTCACTTAAAAATAAAATAGAATTAACTACTAAGAAAGTCGAAAATGACTAAGAGTTGTGTATTTTGTAAGACACCAAACGTTGATTACACATGTTGTCTTAGTTACGGCTGTTCAATTTGTGAATGTTGCTACAAAGAATTGTTTGTTGAGACCAAGTATGGGTTCGCTCCTAGAAATCCTCGATTTAACTGGCACAATTGTCCCAATTGTTGCAAGGAAATCGCTGATCTCACTTGGATTGATTCAAAAGGACACCTTAAATATAAGATGTCAGGATGGCAATATGTCAAAAATCTGAATTATTACTATCAAGGGTTAGCAGGATTAAAATATAGCAACTAATCCAAATAGTGTCTCAGAAAATTCAGCCAGTATTTAATTGTTATTTTATTAAAACAGCAACAACCCGAATCTTCTTTTTTGTCTTCCTCGTCATCAATGAATACATCGTTTTCTAAAATAATGTGATCAACGTCTGCGAAGCAATTAATGTCTTCAATTATGATGTGTTTAGCATCTCTTCTCATTTTTGAGTTATAACTTGCTTTCATTTATCTCATTCTTTTTAAATCAATTATCTCCAGATTCATTCAATAACTTAAATTGCTCCCAACTCACTTTGTTTACGGGTTTATTAAATGACACGTTCTCTCCCTTGGCATCGATGTGCTCTTCCCTTCGAAGTGCACTATCTACATACAATTTCTTCAAAATCATTCCGATTTGATAGGAACCTTCGTGCTGATCAACTTCTCCATTCTCAATCTTTTGGAGAACATCAAGGAACTGGTTCATAATTTTATAATCCAGTTCTCCGACAACCAATCTGTTGAAAATGTTGGTGTAATTGTTGAACAAGAAGTTGCACTGAGTTGTTGCGATTTGCTTAAACTTGTCTGGTGAAACACGTGTATATTTTCGCTTGAGGTCTCGCATGTGTTTCACGTCTTGGCGAATGAGTTTGCTGTGCTTCAGTTCGCGAATCTGATCAGTTGTCTCAGCAACATCATTCTCCTTCATCATCCGTTGGAGATTGAGGCGGGTTTTCTCGTCAATCGGTGGCAATTCCATTTTTTGAGTATAAATATATGTTGGTAAAATACTTTTATATTTAAATTCGCGTTAAATTATTATTTCTCTCTATTGATTAAGTTAAATAATGGTTGTTAAAGTAGAACCAGTTCC